TTATAAGTCAGTTCTTCTGATTATAGGTTCACCCGCGCTCGTTATTATATATAAAGTATTAGAATTATGGACTGCTCAACAGAACAGTCAGATAGAACATACAAGGAAAGAAACGTTTAGGAATGGGGACGAACATGAACACGAAGAGGAAGAATAAACATGGCTAGTAGAGGTAAATTAAAAAAGAACGGAGTGCCTCGTAAAAAGCCAAAGAAGCGGAAAGTTAAGAGAGGCGAAAAGGCCTATCGTGGAAAGGATGGAAAACTCCGTAAAAAGAAATAGGACTAAACATGAAAGTAGAAAAACCGAATAAAGGTAGAGGATACCCAATAACATCGGCTGACGATGTAACACCAATTGTTGGTACTCAGAAATATATGACGAGTGACGGCACTGGTAGGATAGTAGACGGCGAATCTTCTGCACCTAATTTTAACGTTAAATGGATGGAGAAGGTTAAGATGACGGGTGAAGAAGAGGACGACTCGGAAGCGTAGATGCCTCAGTTATCTGAAGAAGGGTANGCAACCATGAAGCTAGCAGCGGCAGCTATGGCTACAGCAGGAGACGGAGTGACGCTAGGTACAGTTTATAGCAGTGCCGTAGTCGAGAAAGGTAGCGGCAACTGGGGTTTCTATATTTACTATAGCGGCTCTTAGTAAGCTTTATATAGTCCCTCGCCATATCTATTTATGGGCTCTCACCGCAGGGCCAAGGCTCCACAGGATTTATTGTACGCAAGTGCCGCCGTGGGTGCCCCACAAGGAGATATTATGACAAATAATACAACAACAAATGAAACAACCAACCTTACAGTGTTGGAACCGGAATCTGGAATGTTAGATAGCCTAATGGATATGCTAACGAGTTCCCCTGAGCTTATGCTTATGGGTACAGCAATGTTAGCGATGGGTGCATATATTATGTACACTCAGCCAACAGTCAAAGCATTAGTAATGCCATACATCTATAAATATGATGACCAAATATTAGCATTACTTGATAAAAATCTAACTAAGGTCCAATTGGTTGCCTTTAAGAAGCTGGATGAAGCAGCTCAAAAGAATGTCAAGAACGCAGTTCTGCGTAACGTGATTATGTCAGCATGGGACGAAAATGATGACATGATGGCTGAAGCAGTACGAAAGAATGTTCGTGCAGCCATGAAGAAGTAATGGATGTAGAAGGGTATGTTAAGCGCCTGCGCCTACGCGTAGGAGAAGCTGAATACGAAAGACATAGAGAAATAGTTCTTTTATTAGCACGTAATCTATCATTAGAAGACGTTCTATGGGAAGAGATAACAGATAACCTTAAGGATATAACATTAAGGAACGAGTTACTAAAGCAACGCAATCAGATTGTCAAGGACATTCATACAGAGTTCCGTGCACTTAAAATAGAGGTACCTTCTCTTATAGAAACAAAAACAGAAGGCTTTGCATCATTTTTGGAGGATTTAACAGATGAAGAATCTAGCAGTAAAGAACGAGATGAAGAATCTAACGTCAGCGCTGACAGGTAAGTCGGCTTTCGACTCCAGAGGATTAGAAGAAATTTTTGAAACATGTAGGCAGTCCGAAGTCAAGATGAGGAAGCTTATAGAAGCTTTTTGTGCTGCTTATCTCTATGATGGTAAACAAAGGGCTTTAAAGCTTAGACCCCTCCAAATAGAAATTATTACTACTTCTTTATGTTATGATGAGAAGAGAGGACAGCGTAAATTAGCAATATTAGCTCCACGAGGCAGTGGTAAGTCCTTTGCTCTTTCGGTAGCTGCAACTATCTATATGTTTTTCAAACGCTTCCGTGACCTAATCTTTGTGCTTGCTCCATCAGAGGACCAAGCCGCACTGATATTCGGATATGTTTACAGACACTTTAAGGACAATACATTTCTAGATAGCTTAGTAGATAATTATAAATTTCACAATAAGCCCCATATACGCATGAAGGGGGGCACACTTCTACGCCGTGCTCCATTAGCGCCTAGCAACCAAGGGCAGGCTATACGGGGCCAGCACCCTACTTTCTGTATAGTCGATGAGTCTCCGCTCATTGATGACCATCTTTTCGTAGATAACGTAGAACCAGCGATAGTTTCAAATAGGGCCCCATTCATAAATTTAGGTACACCAAAGTCAAAATCTAACCACATGTGGCGTTATTTGTATGATGATGCCTATGCGGATAGTTTTACGAGAATGGTGTTTACGTGGAGAGATGCAGTAGAGAAAGGGGGGGCCTATTCTGCGCCTTATACTGAAGAAGACATGCTAGAGAAGATGATGGAATGGGGTGAAGATTCTATGTATTGGAGAACTGAATATGAATGTGAGTTTGTAGAAAGTGTATCGAATGTGTTCAACCCAGAAAAACTAAAGGCGTGTTTTTATGATTACGACATCCAGACCCCCGAAACCCTTGAGCAAGGAAGAGGAAAATATACTCAAGTTACTGTCGGTGTTGATGTTGGGAAATCTGTTAACTCTACTGTTATTACAGGATGGCAACGGGAGAAGTCTGTGGGGGATAATGCAGGAGAAGACCTTGCACGGCTTATTTATATTGAAGAAATTAGCGCTAGAACTGGTGGACATGATATTCCGTACCAACGTAGACGTATCATGGAAGTTTCCACTGTACTGGGTGCTGATAAGCTTATTATTGATGCTACTGGTATTGGGGGCGCGATTGAGCAAGACCTACGAGTAGCCTGCATTCAAGCATCTCCTCAGATTCATTTTATACCTTTCGTTTTTACTGGAGGACCAAAGGGGACGAAAACACAAGCATTTAGAGACTATGTTTCCTTTGTTCAACAACAAAGGGTCCATTTACCTAATCCTGATAAATTAGAACCAATAGCAGCTAAATTAGTTAATAAATGGTTGAGACAACATATAGAATTAGAATATGTCATGGATGCTGCTGATAAGACGGAAAGAATATCAGCGCCTGATGGTAAATTTGACGATTATTGTGATAGTTGTGTAATTGCGCTTCACGCTACATTAACTATGCTTCCCGGCGCGGGAGCCTTCGCTTCTACGAGAATTGGACAAACTCCTATAACAGTTACACCAGCAGGACGCCCTGCGAGGCAATCTCTCTTTACTACTAAGCAACGTAAAGTGAAATTAAACAAATATAACATGAGGGGAATATGACGCAATCTTTATATACTGCTTTAATAATATACTAAATAGCCATGTCGTGGATTGATAATGTAAGACGGCGATTTGCCACTATAGGAAAGAGCCCACCTTTTGATAAAGACGAACCCCGAAGTTATGGGGAAGGAGTTATTAAACGCCTAAGAGTGTCTAATCAATTTCAGGGTGGTGTAAAGGTTTATGAACAACATTTAGGTAAGCCACGGGTCTATATGGATATATATCTAACAGACCCTATTGTAAGAACCTTAATAGACCTTCCTTGTTTTTATGCTATTAAAGACGGTTATGATATAGTAACTGAAAATGAAGAGCTACGAGAACAAATAGAAGGTATGTTTAAAGATATAAATATTAAACAGACTTTATATACATGGTTAAGAAATGCTCGAATTTTTGGTACGGCTTATTTGGAATACACGGGAGATTTCGCTAAGTGGGATGATGAAGCTAATTTAGTTTTACGTTCTAGCCAGAATATGTTTGTTCAAAGAAATGAACATGGGCAAGTTATGTATTATTACCAAGATTTAGGAGATGATAAGGAATCTATACGCTTTGAAGAAGACGAAATCATTGCATTGAAGAATAATGTTTTTGATGATTACGCTTATGGATTATCCGACATCCACCCTATCATATATTTGGTAGATTTGAAGGATTATGCTGAAAGAGATATAGGAGCGGCTTTAAATAAGTATGCTTCTTCTCGTTTCGATATATCTTGTGGTTTACCTGATATGCCTTATGGTCCTGATAAAATTAATGAGATAGTTGATACTTTTAACGCTCTACAACCGGGCGAAGATATTATTCACGGTAATGATATAGAAATTAAAGAACTACAAGGTACACAACGCGCGTTTGAGTATGGTAAATATACAGACGACCTTTTAGCTAAAATACATATGGCCCTGAAGGTTCCAATGACTATGTGGACTGAGCCAGAAAGAGCTCGGCCTATTTTTGAACCTTATGTGCAATATTTACAGTCTATGGCAGAAGCAGCTATAAATTCCCAACTAATGCCTCAATTAGTTTCAAAGGAAGGGGGAGACCCAGCCTTAATTAAATTTAGACAAATTAATATAAATGATTCTTTCACTAAAGCAAAAACTGATATGATATACTTATCAGAGGGTGTATTAGCGCCCGGTGAGGTGAGAGAAGAGCGAGGACTGGACCCCGAAGGAGTAGTCGAACTTACAGAAATTAAGGAAGCCGTAGTAAAGGCAGCTGGACAAACTGATAAGAACGCTAATATATCCGGTGGAAAAAACGCAGATAAGAAAGAAGAATCTGCTAGAGCCCAGAACAGAGGAAACAGGCCCGCAGCAAATGCAACAGGAGATAGAAAATGACATACGAAAAATGTTTAAAGAGCGTTAGCGAGCTCCTTAAGGAGCGTGGTTGTGAAACTCACGAAGAGCTAGCAAAAGGCATGTGTATCATGTGGGCTGACGGAAATGGAGTTGAACGGACATTTGGTAGAACTCTTTCTTCTGAACCAAAACGTCGTACTTTTGCTCTAGCTATAGAAGAGGGAATTAGTATAGAGGTACCCAATGGTGAGGTGCCTGAAATTCAATTTCCCGTTATAGCTATAACATCCGGCCCACATGAATATGAGGAAGATGACGGAATACAACAAAAGGTTTATATAGAACCTAGTATATTAAAGGATAATATAGAAAGTTTTAAAGAGCTTCCTATATACTACAACCATCAACGAACACCCGAGGATTTAATCGGCATGGCAAACGACCCTGAGCTGTTCGAGATGGAGAATGGAAAGACAGCCGTTAAAATGTTAGCTACCATTAATGGTAAGACAGAACGCGGCAATGAAGTGTTAGAAAAGGTTAAAGAAGGTGACATTACGCATGTCAGCATTGATTGGCTTTCAACCGATGTTGATGTTATGGGTGATACTTTCGCCATGAATGTAAGACCCACTGAGGTCAGTTTCATTGATAATGAAAAAATGGCCCCTGTCTGCAAGGAATG